GAGTGCCTTAATCCTGCTGTATAATTGTTAGATTTCCAACAATATTTCATCAAAGATAAATAGACAGATAAACAATTAGCTTTCTTCCCCCCTGATACTTTATCAAGATGATGATATAATACATAAGTTAATTGTAAAAAACCTCTAGTCTTTACCATACTTACATACTTTCCTATGATTAGATTGGAGGTCTAGCAAAATGGCAACCCATTGGCTCTCGTTCATCAGTTCAAACTCTGTCTCACAGCTCGTTATACGCTTGATCCTAAAGGTTAGGGTATCAGGTGTCAGATTTTTATAGAACACCAAAAAACAGGGTATATTTAGGCGACTAGCGACTATGTTTGCAAGGGTTGTAGCTTTGTATTTCTGTCCTTTGTCATAACAAGTCTCAAGAATAGCAAGTGGCTCATAACAATGTGGACAACACTCAATACTATCAATATCAATCATAGCAATATTGTCATATTTCCTATGCCAATCATTATAGCTTCCATTAGAGAAAGCATAAGTCCATCTAGCCATCTGTCTCTGCCTTGATTATAGCTAAACCTAACTCTCTTGCAATAAGAGGTACAATAGAATTACCTAATGCTTTTATTCTGTTAGTTCTATCTTTGTCCAATTCATAGGATACCCCATTAGGAACTCCACAAAGGTCGGATTGAGTTTGCCACCAAGTTTGTTGTTCTTCAGAACTGTTCTTGCCATCGTTGGTTGAGCTTTGTTTCCCAATTTCCAGGTGGTGTTGAAACTTACATCCTTGTAATCTCTTGCCATTGGAGTTGGGTACATTTTGATCATCTCTGATAAATAACCACTCTTTCGATTGGTTGCTGCTCTCGATGGTCTCATTCCCTTTCGATCTATGTGATCCATAGTTGTTGGAGTTGGAAATAAAATCTGATCTGCTAGAGCTATTGATCCTCTCTTTACTCTGTGTTTGTTGCCTCCTATGTTGTTTGGTCCTATCCTTGCATCTTGAGTTGTTGGGGTTTTGAGCAATGATCCAGACTCTTTTCCTTTGATGCCACGCACCGATACCGCTAGCTGGAATAACAACACATTGGACTTCGAAACCTTCTTTTTCCAAGTCATCACACACTTGTCGGAGGACCATGCCTTCTTGGATGTTAATAATGCCTTCAACATTTTCCCCAATGAACCATCTAGGTTTACACTCTCTGACGATTCTAATAGTTTCATCCCAGAGGTATCTATCGTCATCTGTTCCTTTTCTTTTTCCTGCAACACTGAAGGGTTGGCATGGGAATCCTCCACAAATAATGTCTGCTGCGTATCTATCTCCTTTGACATCTCTAACCTCACTTTCTATTGGTATGTCTTTAAAGTTTTTCTTTAATACTTGTTGGCAAAATTTATCTTTCTCAACAAATGCTATTGTTTCAAAGTATCCTGTTGATTCTAAACCTAAACTAAATCCACCGATACCTGAAAATAAATCAAGTAATTTTAATTTCATCTATTTTTTATTATAATAATCTCGTTATTCTTTTGCTCTAGTTCTAGTTCCAATGACTTAATAATGTTAGCTTGTTTTTGTATAAACATTTTGTGTCTTTTGATTTCAGATTGACACTCCTTTAATTTATCAGGACAACCTATCTCATCAAATATTTTATCGTTTGTCATTCAGTACCTCAATCTTTTTAACTACTGATCTTGGATATGTAGTAGTGTTGCCAACTGTTAGTGTACCATCATCATCAAAGCTATGTGATGCAAAAATTATAAGTCTCTTCTGATCCTTATATAATAAATAACCTGTGTCCTCACACCAAGAGTATACTTGATCCTTTGCTTTCTCAAGTGTCATCCACTCTGGATTAGATACAATGTCCTGCCAATAAATTCTTACTCGTTTGTATTTAAACTTATTTACTTTCTTCATAGATCCACCACGCATTATATAAATCTTGCAAAGATACTTTGCCTTTAGTTACCTCTAATATCTTCTTAACCATTCTTGGTTTAGGGAATCTTTTTTCTTTAGACTCCAAACAATATCTCTGCGAGTTGGTCGCTGGATTTATAGATCTGATACCTAACATAGTACCAAAAGTATAATGTGATATACCTTCTTTCTTACGCCATTCTGCTAATGTCATTATTCTCCTTTGTTTATTAACCTTTTAGGTTGTATATACATTGTATTTATTTACTTGCAATAAGTTTTTTTACCTATATACATATTGAAAACAAAGGGAAAAACAAATGATATTAAAACAAGATTATATTACAAAAGAAATACTAGACTATTTCAAGTCATTCAATGGTGGTCAGGGGTTAGACCATTGGAGTCCATCTTCAAGCCAAAACTTTACTAGATTTGTACTTAACTATTCTCTACCACAAGAGATAAGAAGATTATTTAGAATTAGATACAAAGCACCATTCGGTAATCTTGTAAACAACACAGCTCAAAGATTAACCTGTGAAGTTTTATATCAAGGCGACAAGAAGATTACATTAGAGAACAAAAATTATGACGAGATATTTCAACAAGAGTTAGACGCAATAGATAAGAATAGTCCACCAGTAGATGCTAAAGATAAACTAGCAAGAGAGATGATGATTAGTTATGCACATCCAACTATTGAGAACATGAAGAAAGCTGTTAAAGAAATATTTGGTAATGAAAAGTTAGTAGCAGAAAGATATGTGTCTAGCAAAGATAAGGATATGCTCATAGATATTATTGGTAGGGTAGACTACGAATCAAATACAAAAATAGGTGAAGCAAAAACTAAACCACCTACAATTAAAAAGAAGAGAGGTAAGGATGAATATTACATGGCATCAACGCAGCTCCCAAATGATCCTGATCCTATGCACATAAGCCAAGTTTCGTTTTACTATCATTGCACAAACAGAAAACCTTTTTTGTTTTATGTAAATGAAAATGAATACAGAATATTTGATGACACTCACGATATGCTACGATCAGATTATTTAGAACATCAATACAATTTACTTACACAAAGATTAAAATCGTGGGAACAACTAATTGTATTCTGTAAAGGTGATATACAAAAGCTATCATCCTTTGCTGAACCACCAGAATTAAATCATCCTTTTTATTATAGGGATTTAATAGACGACCAAAAAAAACAAATCAAACAACTATGGGGGTTAGACGCATGAAACTAAACATATATCAAAAACTACATAAGGCAGCTTGTGAAGCTGGAGGTGTGGCAAAAGGAAAAAAAGTTCCTGGTATGCACTTCAATCCATTACAACATGACGAGGTACAAAAGGTTGCAATGGAATCATTACTAAACAATGGGTTATATCCTGTTTGTACTTACACTAACTATGTTAAAGAAAGTTTTATTATGGTTACTTGTTCAATGAAGATACATGACATTGAAGATCCAACAAGTCATGTAGATATTGAAGGGTGTAGTGCAATGGGAAACCTAGATAAGTTTGGTACAGGTAATGGTATGTCTTATGCTAAGAAGTATGCTTTCTTAAATGCACTAAATTTAAAAACAGGTTTAGACAATGATGATGGGTACAAAGCTAGTCCATTCAAGGCAAACTCTAAACCAACTAACAATATTCCACAAGCAAGTGGTACAGAGCATGACAACAATCATGATGCAGTAGCAATAAATAATATCGAGAACGATATTAAAAATGCAGCAAGTATTTATGAGCTAAGAAAACTTAGAAGTTATAAATACAAAGATGCTTTTAATCTTGCTATGAAGAAACACCTTAGAGTTTATAGACAATTAGATGATCTATATAAGACTAGGGAAACAACACTAAACACACAAGGAGTGATATAATATGAGTGATAAGATATATATAAAACTTACGCATAATGCCGACAAACAGGCAGGAGATAATCGACCATCTTTTGTTGCACCAATAAATCCCAAAAGTCCAGCAGGTAAAACCTGGAGGATAGGAGTAAAGATTGGAGAGAGTTGGTACAACCAAGCAGGATTTGATGATCTTGATGAACAAGGTAATCCTACAGGAATTATTAATGTTGTCTTGACACCATCAAATACTGGTTCAGCACCTGCAAAGCCGAGAGGACCGCAGCAATCTTTTGCACCTAACGATAGGTTTGCAAAAGGTCAAGGATCAGGTTATAACAAAAATAACTACAATTACTAATTGTGGTTGAATGGTGTGGTGGAAGTTTTTTTGAGTAGCGAATCATATTACCTCTTTCCCTTTCTGGTAATGCTCCCTCTTATTTGTTTTCTTCTGCCACGCCTTTAAAACAATATGAAAATTACAGACTTAGAAAAAGAAATTAAGAAGAAGATTGTAGCTGATCGTCAGAAAGATTATGGCGATTACCAATACAATTTTACTATACTTGCAGAGCTATTTACTTTAATATTAGCACCGAATTTAAAAAAAAAACTAAGACCATATCAAGTAGGACAAATCATGATGACACTCAAATTGTTTAGGACTACCAAGGGTTATAAAGCAGATAACTATCATGACCTATCTATCTATAATGATATGACCTTTGACTTACACAAAAAAGATATAGACAAAAGAGATAAAAATGACTAAGTATTTAAGAATTAAATCTGGCGAAGCTAATTTTCAGTTAGTTGAAAGATTTGATGAAGTAGAGAAAGCTGCCGACCCCAACGCACAAGGGGAAGTTGTAGAATGTAAAGTTGAGAATATTAAATTAGACTTTACTAAAGTAACAAAGGAGAAAGATGGAAGAGTTAAAGACTCGCCTTCAAAAGTACAGGGATCTTCAAGCGAAGAAACACGAGAAGTTCCTGGAAGCAAAGAGACAAGTAAGTAAGTATCAAAAAGATTCTTACAGATTGTTTTGGAAAATTGAGAAGGCAAAAGAACTTTTAATGACAACTAGATAGTCATTAGAATTACTGCTGAAAAAAAACAAACAAATCTGTAGGGGATCTATGACTTTAATTAAACAAGAGTTTCAAAAACATATTAAAAAAATAAACAACAACGACTTTATTTATAAGCATAAGATAGCTTTCTTTTTATTATCAGAACAACAGCTTCAGTTATATGAAGAAGGATTTAGAAAAGGTTTTGAGTTAGCACAACAAAAAATGTCTGACCATGTAAGCGAGATAAAAGAAACACACATTGTACCAAGACAAATGGAAAGAAAGATTATTGGTTATCAGTTTAGAAAACCTAGACAAGCAGAGATAGACTCTGTAATTAATAAAGTTTGTATTAAGTATGAGGTAAGTAAGAAAGAATTATTTACCAAGACTAGAACCACAGATATTGTAAGAGCTAGAAACATTATTCATAATATATTAAATGAAAAATATAAGATGAGTCTGTCAGATATAGGTAGAATTTTTGAACAAGATCATACTACAGTTTTAAATTCTATACAAATGAAACAGCATAGAAGAAGATTTTGGAATGATGAGCAAACAATATGGCAGGAGTTTGAAGAACTAACTAAGTCCTAGCATAGTTAGGTTTCTTACCTGATCTTCCTTTACTCTCAGCTTTCTTTTTTCTTGATACAGCAGAAGCTCTTTGACTTGCAGACATTGATCTAGCTTTTGCAGCAGGTACACACTTAGGATAGTTCTTTCTTTTTTCACCACCACTACGACCACACTTAGGAAAGCCACCACTTTTTTTAGGATTAGCAATGTCTACCCAGTTAGCTTGTACCCAAGATCGTAAACCTTTTGACATTACTTCCTTTTTTTTCTTGTACCTTTAGGTTTTATTCTACCACTACATACACCACTTGCATACATATTAGCATACGCAGATGGGTATACTTTAAACTTTCGTTTAGCAGCAGCTTTACCTTTAGCACAAACTTTAGCCATTACTTTTTCTTTTTAGATTTTTTAATTTTCTTTTGCAAGAATTTTGGTAAAGTTTTTTGTTTAGCTGTTAGCTTACTTTTACCTTTTGATTTACCATACATAATTGTTCTCCTTTTGTTGATTCATTTTTAACACACAGTATTTGTCAAAGCAACTACCATCTTTACCATCATGACAAAACCTTTGTTTATTAGCTGTAACTATCCATCCACCTGCATCACTCATAAGCATCTTTTTGCACCACTCACAGTAGCCACAGATTAATGATTGTTCTCCAGGTTTCTTCCAAGTTTTATTTCTTGCCACACTTACACTTTTTTTTATTTCTTTTACTAAAGTTAGTAAAGTCCATATCAAAAACATCATTGATCTTTTGATTCAAACCATCTATCCAACCAATAAATTTATATATAATTTTATCTAACATTTCCATCTTCTTCTTGCTTGTCTTATTCTAGAATTTGGATCATTCCTAGTTTTAGCTGATGAGTTTCTTAACTGACCTGCTGATCTAGCACAATAACTTTTTCTACGCTTAGCATCTTTAGAACCTTTCTTAACTTTACCTGTTACTGCAGTTTTTAATTTTGATCCTGGATTGGCTCTTCTATATCTTGCAACACCTTTAGCTGTCATACCAGCTCCAGATTTTGTAGGTCTGTAGTTTGCGTTCTTACCTTTTGTTGTTTTTCTAATAGCCATTATTTTAATATTAATTTTTTAATTGAAAAAGATCCATCTATATTTTTCTCTAATTCTGCTTTACTACGAATACATTGATGTTGTATATTACTACCTTTATCACCACGATCTGCAATTCTTTTACCTTT